CTCCGTCGCAAATATATTTTATTTACATTTGAGGATACAGATCCTGAGCCTATTGTTGCGCCTTCCACTCCTGTTGTAACGGCTCCTACTCCAGTTGTAACGCCTCCTACTCCAGTTGTAACGCCTGTTGTAGCACCAACACCTGCGCCACTCCCATTAAAACCGGACCCGTATGTGCTGAAACTTAAGGGTACGGTGGCTGTTCGAATTGGTATAACTGTATTTGAAATTCGTAAACCGACACTTGCTATTCAAAAAGAATGGGACGAAGGAACTTTTTCAGAGTCTGAAAATGGTCTTTTTGCCGATATTGGAATTACACAAAAATTTATTGATTCGGCAAAGGGCCCTACTCCACTCACTGAACTTCAAACTCGTAAGGAGAGTCTTCTCAAAAAGCGTAGTGAATTTTTATCTCGATTAGTGATGAATAGATGTTTCAAAGAGCAAAATCTATTACTAGCCTATGAATGTGAGCCTGTGCGAGAATTCCTACAGGAACTCTATGAACTACTACAAATTGACCGGGCAAATCTTTTCAGAAAAACATTTTCTGGAATTGCGCCAGCTATTGTAAGTCTTCAAAAGCAGAAAATTGGACAGATACTTTTTATGCGAAAGGAGATTCTGAGTCTATTGGACGGTTTGTTGCCTATATCAAAGATGCCGAAGGGTTCAGACATGTTTGATATAAAGTTTCTTCGTACAGTGAGTGATTTAGTGGGTCCTGGCCCTACGGGCCCTGGTGCTCCTGGAGGATTATCTGCAATTGCCCGTCCAGGTGTAGGAAAAGTACCTGCTGTATTAGATCCAATTGGTCTTTCAAGTCTATATTCTATATAAGGCGAATCCTTGCAGCTTGACGTGATACAATATCCATTGAAAACAGCACAAAAAGTCCAGACATAACAAAGAGTAAAATCTCCGTTTGTGTATTCTCGCCCCGCCGTGATTCTAAATCATCGAGACGAGCAAACAATAAATCAAGTTTCTTACTTACAGTCTCATCTATCATTGGAGTCCCCTTCGGCATCTGTCCTCCAGGAGGCGGTAGTTGGTCATAAAAGGCCGTATTTGCACCTGATTTTGTCATCGGCTTCCAGAAATCACTTACAGAAGGTGTCGGAGCAAGTGCACTCGCCTTGCCAACACCGCCACCTTGCTTGAAGGCGCTATTCAAATCAGAATAGGCCGGGTCCTGTCCAATCACATTTGTAAAGGGTGGCGGAGGCATAGTAAGATTCTGATTTTCAAATCCCTCATCGCTGTATTTTGTTCCAAAGTACTTTGGAGCTCCCGTAGAGGATCCAATCAATTGTGTATTCTTTGGAATTTTGGGAAATGTATTTCGTGCTATCTGGCCAGCATCATCGGGCTGCCTTTCACTTGTTAAATCATACGGAACATCGGCTGTAAAAGGCTCTGCTTGAGGAGCATCTACAGGTGCGTGTTCCCGGAGTCCAGTCTCTTTATTTAGAGGTGGAACAGACGGCACACGCTGAACAGCCGGACGATCAGGATCTAAATCAAGAAAAGTCATCGGCGGACCCTTACAGCGCTTTGCTTTTCTCCTCTCTTCTTTGCGAGCCAATTCGCTGCCTTTTTGATCCCTACAACCAGGGGCTGTGGGTCCAATTTGTGGGAAGGCATCATCGAAGGAACAGTAGTTCATCTGACCCACTCTCTGTGGTCAGCAAAGAAAAGTGTTTAGACAATAGGAATGACCACACTTCAAAGCGCCGTGCTGGACTTTATACAAAAATCAAAATCTTCTATCATGTTACTATTGTATATTGCTACTGTACTCATTATTGTCTTTAAAGATACAATTCCTGAGGCTGTTCACCATCAGGCCGATTCATTTCTGGGACGCTGCCTTGGGCTTGCTCTAGTTGTTTTTATTACGAATGAATACGGATGGATACTGGGTCTTTTAACAGCAATCTCCGTAAGTCTACTCATTGGCTCTCGTATGGCCGCTATTGAGGAGGGATTTGGAAGTGGCGGTGAGACTTCCAAAATTATTATACCGAAGACAAAGCGATGGTTTGTTGAGCGGGCTCTAAATGAGAATCCTAAGGCGATTGAAGAAGAGAAGGTGACTCGAGAGAGCCAGATTGATGATACTCGAGGTGGCTACAGTTCAGGTGGAGGTGTTCAGAATTCAAGTGTCTCTAGATAATCGGCGATACAGGTAGATGGAGGCATGGGAAAGTGCTCTCAGTCCTGGAGGAGTTGTTGATGGAACAGCAAGAATTATAGTGACAGTTGCTTTTTTTGCTTGGAATCTTTTTGAAGGTTCACTATTTCACACACCGTACCCGGTTGAGTGGGTCTATTTATATAAGTTTCCCTATTGGCGCTTGTTTCTTGTAGTCACTCTAATTGCAGCACTTGCTTGGTGCCCTACGGTTGGAATTATGGCAGCCCTTGCACTCTTTTTCTATCTAAATGACCTTTCACGGCTTACGAAGCCTTGGCTGGAAACTGATACACAAAAACAAAAGAATCAGTAGATGAGTGTAGCAAGTGCCGCACCCGTGGTTGCTGCCGTAGCAGCCGCAGTAGAAGTTTCAAATCCGATTGATGTAATTCTAAATAGTCTCAATACAAATCCGTATTTTATTGGAACCATGATGTTAATGCTGAATCTTGGCGGCCGCTTTCTTCAACTTGAGGTTTCAAAGGGACAAGAGAAGTTTTTCCAGCAAGTTTGGGTTCGGCGTATTTTAGTCTTTACGGTTATTTTCGTCGCTACACGCAATGTACTCGTTGCCCTCTTTATGAGCATCATTGTACTGGCACTTCTCTCCTTCCTCTTCAATGAGAATAGTGATCTTTATCTGGGTGGTCACGAAGCAAAAGAAGAATTCATAAATCCTGTAGGTGGTGGTCTTACACCTGAAGAAGGTGAAATTCTTCGTCGTCTCAGTGAGAAGCAGGCGCGTATGACTCCGCCAGCTGCAGAAGGAAAGCAGGAGAAGCCTGCGCCGGTTGAAGAGATTTACGGACAGAATTTAGCACTTCTTCAGAATTTTTCATAATAGCATTTTACAAATGCGCATATGAAATTATACATTGATACTTAGTTCATTTCCCAGAATCGGCGCATTGCGCTTTCTGCGACGACCTCCCGAGGTACGAACAGACTCTGTCTGGCTGCGAATATCCTCGGAGTGAACACTCTGCATTTCCGCAGCCGCAGTGGCTGAACCCATCTGGGCCATATTCATGTTTGACACCTCACTCATAGACTCTGCCTGGCGAACTTCCGCAAAAGTCTTTAGAATATCATCTACACCACTGGGGCCGCGCATCTCCCTGCGGGCTACACGAGGAGGCTCAACTGACGCAACCGGCTGCGGCATGTTCGGAACACGTGCGGAGTTATTAAACGGTCCCGCCTGAGGCATCTGCTGGGGCACCTGGGGCGCCATGGGCGGCATTGGGGGCATCGGCATCCCACTGAAGGTCTGCTGCGCTCCACCAAATTGCTGCGGCTGGGACGGTTGTACACCCATTGCCATGCCCATGAAATTACCAAAACCCGGACCCGCCTGAGCAGCCGCAGCAGCAGCCATCTGCTTCGCCAGTTCAGGATTCTTCTTCAGGATATCATCCATGCTCGGCATCTTCTGGCGGAAGAAAGAGTTACTCATATGGCACATGAAGCCACTACCCGCTAGCGCCATGACAAAACGCACTTCAGGCGCCACCTTTCCACGGTCCTTGTACTTGTCATAGAGTTCCTCAAAGATTTCATCAAAATCCTCTACATTCTCGTGAACGGACTCGGACCATCCCTCGAGTTTCAGGTCAAAAGGGTCAAACTTATTGTTCATCCACTCAAGTCCCGTAACAAGGCCCATTGTCATCTGACGCTGAAAACGAAGGCTTGTCTCTAGATTCCTGGCATCTACAAGGCGAAGATACTCCTGCTTAATTTCTTCGAGGCTGTTGTCCATTGTAAAATGACGAGTCACGGGAAAACCCTTTGCCTCTAGGCGCTGGAGCTTGTTAATAAGCTCAACCTTCTCCTTCTTCTCTGCCTCAGGGTCACGACTCGCAGGAAGTGAAAAGACCGGTCCTGTAGCCGTCTGTGAATTGGAAAATAGATTGGCACCAACATCGCCGCCCTGCTCCTTGCGAATCTCAATATTTACAGGTGCACTTCCAAAATCAGAACCAAGATTCAGAGGCTCAAGGGGCGCAATATCAACCTCCTGTAGGCCAATGCCTCCTCCACTGCCCGCTTGTGAGAAGCTGATTGTAGGCGGCTCAGAGCGACTCGTAGATACATTTACTGTTTGGCCGGAGTTACTCGAGTTGACTTTGCTGGGGTTTGCTAGAAGACTCATTCCAAGGTCATCGCCCATGTCGTTCAGGTTAATTACATTACCGATCTCGTCGCTTAACCCTAAGTCGGGGGGTCCCATCTGCCGAGAGACCTCTTCCATTTGGTGAATGGTTGCCATTCCTTCTTTTGAATTTCCAAGGACTTTTTAAGCAGGCTTTACCGCGGCCACGGCGTCAAGGCACATACAAAATGCATCCGCAAGATCCGAACGCTTTTTATTCCCCTTAAAAAAAGCCAACCACTCTGCTCCTCGGACAACAGTTGTCTTAATAAGTGCGGCTTCTGTGCGTTCCTCGGAACCTTTCTTACGGTCCGCATATCCCGCTGTTCCAGTTGCCTTTCCCTTTACCTTCATGCCTGCATGAACCAATTTGAAGGGAATAGTCGGATGACCAGCGTTCAGAAAAGCATCCCGTAGGGTTGCATAAAGAAGCATCTGAACCGTTTTCATCACCGGATTTTTCAGAACAGGCTGATTTTCCAGACGAACTTCTCCAAGAATCCCAAAAAAAGGTTTCAGTTCTTTTGTAACAAAAGTCCGAATCGCATCGTGAATCTGCGCAACATCAATCGCTGCCGCATGAGGAACCTTGACTTTCACCACCGGTAGTGAAGCAAATGCCTGAACGGCGGCTACCATGGCCTCCTTTGTCTTCGGCATCGGCTTCACGCCCTTTTCATTCAAAATTGCGCGAAGTTGCGGAGCCCCTGGAATCTTTGTAAAGAGGTTACCACTCGCATCTTTTAAAAGAGGAGCAGCCGCAGGTACGTGACGTGCGCACGAGAGACCAGTGGCTGAACTAAATCGTGCCTTTGCACTACAGGAAGCACATGAAGGTGCCTTTGCGCCAGCCTCATCTGAGGCGCGTTCCTCTAGTAGATTATAGTTTCCCCAACCATTAATGGTAATCTGCTCACCTGATACTGTAGTAATACACCAGGCAAGATTCTTAATTCCAATATCAAAACAGAGTGTACCCTTGTTCATTCTGTTTTAGTATTTAGTGATTGCTTAAGCAGCACGTATGAAAGTGGCTCCAAGGTTCGCAGGACCAACGCCGCCTGAACCAAGTGCTTCAAAGGAACGGCCACGGGCAGAGTTACGACCACCTTCAAAGCGACGAGTCACTGGAGGAACTTGTTGAGTCTGGAGAGGGACATCTGTATTGAATGTTCCAAACAGTGGCGGAAGATGCTCTTGACGCTCCTGACCGATTCCATTTTTCAGATTTGTCATGTATCCTGAACATCCAAAGGCGTCGCACTGTACGACACTCGCAGGAGGCGGAACAATTGTATTATCGAAGCCTAGATTGGCTCCAGTATTAATACTCTGACGTTCACGTGACAGAGCAATGATTGCATCTGTATTGCGCTGTGACCAGAGATGAACTGAGTACTGCATGCCCGCAGGAATATTTTCACTGCAGTGAGTTCTGTAGTCAGTCAGTATAGCAGCATCCTGCATAGGCGCAGCCCAACCGGGGAATCGTGAATCAGGTACAGGCGCAATCGCATAGACACCCTTGGGTGTTAGTCTTTGAACAAAGGCCTGTTTGGATTTGCTTTCAGATACATTTGTATATAAAAAGGGTTCCGTTGGAAGGCGGAAGAGCTTCGCGTCCATCTATATCTTCTTAAGATGTGAGTTCAGCATCTTCCTCAAGAAGAGCACCCTCTACAGCCGGCGGAGCACCCTCAGGCACTGAAGGCGCAGCAGGCGCCTCCGCCTTACGAAGCGCCTCCGTGAGTTCCTTTCGACCCGCTCCACTCGGCACCTTCAGATTGCGCTTCTTGGCAAGGTCCTTAAGTTCCTTTACAGACATGGACTCATATGTCGGACTGACCTTTGTCACCTGAACCGGATCCGCCTTCGGGGAAACCTTGGAATCAGTCACCTCGAACGCCTTCATCTCAGGCTGACGTTCCGCCTGCTGAAGAACATCCTTGTAGAGTTCCTCCTCAGAACTATCTACATCTGTCTGGCTGAGCGGCTCAGGCGCTGAAACGGCCTCAACCTGTTCAACAGCCATTTCATCGTGGCCTTCATGAGAACCATGACTCTGCCCCACCATCTCCATTGACATCTTTACATCGAGCAGGATGCTCTCAATGAGTGAAACACGCTTCTCATTCTGAACCAGGCGACTGTAAAGATAGAAACAGACGGCACCGAAGACAAGCGTGAGCGTAATACCGATTGTCAGGGATTCCGTAAAACCGCTGGAAGTCATTGTTATTATTTCTGCTAAGGAATCTTAACTTAAGGTGCTAGGTTTGGCCGCAGGAGCCGTGCTAGGGAAGCCAAATTTCTTATAGAGTTGTTCAACACTGCTTACTTTACAAATACCGGGTACGAGTGTAAATGAAAAACGAATGCCCGACTCCGAAAGACTTGCGGGGACACAAAGGCGCTGTACATGTTTCGGCGAACTCTCTACAAGTTCAAATACGTGCGTACTGACAACACTTAGAACAGAGTTTGACATCCATAAATGGTCTAAAAATCTCTTGGCAGTTTTTGTTCCATCGGGAGGATTTGTGCTGTGGAAGAGTTCATCATAGAGAAGAAGTCCTTGTTCAGATAACTTGCTACGCCGTAAGACCTTGGAAGCAAAAGCAAGTTCTCTTTCAAATAGACTCTGTGCACCAGGTTGATCAACAAGACGAAGGCCAGATTCAATCCAAGCAAACGGAGTGAGTGTCGCCGTCGTAGCAAATGCTACGCCATATGTCTGCGAAAGCCAGATATTCAGTAGGAGTGCCCTTAGGATAGAGGATTTTCCGCCTTTATTCGGTCCAGTCAAGACTGTGTGACCGCGGGAAACGAAGGAAGAAGTGACTCTCTTCTCAACGGGTATACTCGGATCGAAAAAGTTGACTAATTTACAAGAAGGGTCGCGCGTGCGAGTGAGTTTGACAAAACAGAGTTCGGGACAGATGGCAAGGCGCCACTGAATTTCATGCGTAGCAAGTGTGTGCGTAATCCATGAAAGGTCCGTGGGGTGGTCGCGAACATAGGCATAGAGTTGACGCGGTTCTTCTGTTGGCCAAATATCTAGATGTTGACATGAGATATTCCTGCCAGTTACAGCACTATAGATTGCGAAAAACTCATTGAGTTTCGCAGAATACTGCTGAAACAACTGACCGCGTTCAAGAATCTGGTCATCTATTTTCTTCATATGGAATGCTTGTTGAACCGGTTGAATCACTCCCTGAATTATTCCAAAGGCCGTCCAGCAGGTTTGAAAGAGAATACGCGCTCGTTCTCCAAGATTCATAGTTGACCAGAGTTTTCCACCGAGCCACATTGATGAAAGAGTTGTCAAATAGGTGTCAAATGGCATAGGAATCTTGAAGATAAATCTGAGAATTAGAAACGGTAGGACCCATGCAATTAATGGAATTAGCACGGCAAAAAAAGGGACCACGTATATTTTAAAAATAGAGAGTGCTGGAAGTAAAAAGGGCACTTCATTTAAGGGTCGCGACCATTCCTGTGTGAAAACAAGTTGTGAGAGACTCTCTGCCTCCCATTCTTTGGGCTGTGTACGAAACTCGGCAAGTTTCTCTTCAAATCCCTTGAGTTCAAAAAAAAGTCGATTGACCTTTTCTACATTTGTAATGAGAACTGTTTCCCGCAACTTGTGAATTGGTTCTTGTATCGCACGAATGGCTTCGGGTGTTGTTTTTAATGAGTTGATTGTTTTTAGGAAAAGTGTACGTGTCTCATGAAGTTGAAATCCAAGGGGCTTTAGCCACTCATCAGAACCCATTTCACTTTTTAAATCCATTTTTTCAAGAGAGAGGAGTTAAATTTGATAACGGACCGCGTGCGCATGATTTAAAAGAAAGAAAATGAAGTATACACTAGCGATGGCTTCAGCAAGAAGCACCGAGGAGACCATTCAGGCGATTCTTACTTTAAGACATCGCGCTCCTCAAGTTTCTGAGGATATTATGCAGAGAATACGAGCAATTGATTCTCTACTTCATGATAACGACACAATTGTTCCTAACTGGCGACGTGGAATAGCCGGAAATGCCCCTCAGGCGCGAGGACGCCAACAGGCGGCTCAACCGCCAGCAAATAATCGCTGGAAGAACACCCCGCCTGGCGAGAATCATGGGGCTCAGAACCAAGGTATACAGAATCAGAAATATCAGAGTCGTTTCAAAAATACAGATGCGGGTATTGATGATACGATTCTTAATACAATTATCTTAAATAAGTTGAATAAATTCAGTGCATCAACCTTTACAGATGTACGTGACTTCCTTTATCAGATTCTTGATAGTGGCCAGACTGATTTTACAAAGGAGTTTATGCGCCTTGTTTTCAAGAAGGCTGCCGCAGAAGATATGTTCTGTCCGCTCTATGCCCGTCTTCTGAGTGAACTCCGAACAACCTATCCTGTAATTCAGACGGAGATGAATGAACTCTTTCACACGTACCTAACAATTTTCCATGATGTAGATGAATCTGACTCTGTCAATTATAAGGCGTTTATTGAGCGAAATCTTGAAAAGAAATATCGCCTTGGATACAGCCAATTCTTGGCGGAACTTGTAATTCTCGAAACAGTGGATTTAGCCTCACTCGAAAAGACATTTGAAATCCTCATCTGTAATATTTCAAGACTTGGATGGGTGGAGGGAAAAGTAAACGAAGTTCAGGAATACGCAGATTGCCTTTTGAAAATGTCAAAGGTGGTTCATAAGAAAAATACGGGATTCTTTGTGAATCTCCGTAAACAACTCTATGAAGTTCTCCGAGTGCGTCTAGAAGAAATACTCAATTCGCCCAAAGAAGATTTTCCGAGTCTAGTTTCAAAGAGCCGATTTGCCCTAATGGATATTCGTGATAATCTTCAAAAATAGGCCTGAATAAAAAGATTTTTACTATGTAGAAAAATGGCACCTACTCGCAAGAATCGTTCTCGTGGATTAATGGGACGTCTCTGGAGCCCCTTTGGACACACGGCGATGGCCGCGTCCAACACGGTGGGTGCGGTTGCAAATACCGCAAAGGGTCTTGTTAGTGTAACGGCGCGTGGTTTTAATAAGGCGGGTCGTAATGTTACGGCTCACTTCAATGCGGCCGTGGGTGACCTCATCAAGGGTCGCAAGAGCCGCCGCAATCGTAAGCAGGCGGGCGGCAAGAGTCGCAAGAACCGTAAGAATCGCAGCCGTAAGAATCGCGGAAACTAAATGTGCGAACCAAAAACTTGAATCAACTTAGCCACCCTTTTTGCGTTTAGGGAAAAGCAAAAATGAAGGAAAAGCATAGGATGCCCAGCAACAAGAATCGTAGTAATAAGGATTCATCCGAGAAGAATGACAAGCCTTCTCGAAAGGATACTACGGCTCAACGCGGCCGTCCGGCTTCGCAGATGCAGCGTCGCCGTAAGGGACGGGCCGACGATGATGATGAGAGTGTAGATAGTAAGGGTAATATTCGTGACCTAATTGTATCTACAGAGGATGAGGAGCTTGATGATGACACTTCCTCCTTTGAAGAGGATACCTCTCCGAGTGAGGAGATTGCTCCCGTTTCCTCAATTGCGCGTCGTCTAGGCAAGAAGGCTCCTCGCAAGGCTGCTCAGAAGGCGCGCGAAACTATTCGTCACCGTCTTGCAAAGAAGAAGTCGAATACCAAGTCGAGTTCTCGTGATTCAAGGGATCGCGATGAGGAGGAAGAAGAAGAGGAGGAAGAGCCCAAGAAGAAGTCAAAGTCAGTTTCCCGTAAGAAGAAGGTAGTTGAGGAATCTGAGGAAGAGGAGGAAGAAGAGGAGGAGGAAGACGACGACGAGGAGGAGGAGGAAGATGAAATGGATGACGATGATGAGGAGGAAGATGAGGAGGAAGATGATGAACCTATCTTCAAGAAGGGTGGATTCAGTATCACACTTGGGGCTCTTGAGGAGGATGATGAGCGTATGGTGCCGAAACGTCACAATATGAAGAAGGAGTCTGATATTGTAAAGCGTTTTGTAAAGTTGGTAACAGAGCCTGTTGAAGAGAATACGATTGATGACCAGATTGACCAGTTCAAGGGTCTTACGGAAGTTAAGCAGAAGCAGATGATTGAGGCACTTGAGAAGAAGTCAACTGCCGCGGCAGCAGAGCAACCACTCATGTTTAAGATTCTCTCAATGAGCCTACCCACTGAAACGCAGGCTATGGTACTGAATAAGTATAACAATCTCCAGAGCCTCGAGCCTGGCAATGGCGAGTACTTCAAACTGCGCGCCTGGCTTGAGAAGCTAACGAGTGTACCGTTTGGCCTCTACAAGGAGATTCCTGTGAAGCTGGAGGATGGCACAGAAGCATGTGGTGCCTTCATGGACCGCGCTCGTCGTTGCATGGTAGATGCGATTTATGGACAGGATGAGGCAAAGCTACAGATTCTACAGTTTATCGCAAGCAAGATTGCAAATCCTGGAGCGCGTGGTATGAGCCTTCTGCTTGTAGGCCCTCCTGGTATTGGTAAGACGAGTCTAATTAAGAACGGAATTGCAAAGGCGCTCGATTGGCCTTTCCAGTTTATCAGCCTTGGTGGCGATTCAGATGCTACGACCTATACAGGTCACCAGCTCGTCTATGAGAGCAGTCATTGCGGCAAGATTGTGAACTCCTTTGTAGCGGCGAAGTCTATGTCAATGGTACTGATGTTTGATGAACTTGACAAGATTAGTGGTACGCCGAAGGGTGAGGAGGTTCAGAATATGTTGATTCACTTGACGGACCCTGTACAGAATGGAGACTTTGAGGACAAGTACCTGTCAGGTGTACCGATTGACCTGAGTAAGGTGATGTTTGTCTTTAGTGGCAATGACATTACAAAGATTGATAGGGTACTCCTTGACCGCATGATTGTTATTGAGCTTCAGGGATACTCTTCAAAGGAGAAGTTGGCGATTGCGGAGCAGTATCTTGTTCCCGCAGCTCTTAAGGAGGTAAACCTCACGGAGAAGGTTGGCATCTCAAGTGAAGTACTTCAGTTTGTGATTGAGGAGTATGCGAAGGAGGAGAAGGGTGTCCGTCAGCTCAAGCGCTGCGTAGAGGGCATTATTCAGAAGATTAATATGCTGCGCATCTTTAACAGCAAGGACCTACCTTTCCACATCAAGGATTTCAGCCTGCCGTTTGTGGTAAAGAAGGAGCATATCCAACTGTTCCTGAAGAAGAAGGAGGTAGGTGACGAGAGCTTCCGTTCTCTCTATGCCTAGGCATAAAGGAGCGGCCTTATAAAAAGCAAATGGATGTATCTGGAGGTCTTTTTTGTACGCTATGTCAAGATTTAATTGAACTAGCGCAGAAAAAAATAGAACTTGAATGTAATCATACATTTCACACGCAGTGTTTTATTATCTATATGACTCGAGCACGAATACAATGTAGCATATGCCGAATAGGTTTAATTACAGAAGAAGTTGTAGGTATTGGTCAAGTTCAATATCGTGAACGAGAAGATATAAGAAAACGAGAACTCTATGATGAACTCCTAGCAATACCTGGCTTTGCGGATGACCTTAAGAAAGTTAAGAAGCAGATAGCAAGTGTTCGTAAGACAACAAAAGAATTTAATAAGATAGGTAGATTGTCTAAAAGAGAATTTACGACTGAATCACTGGCAATGCATGGTATATTAAAGCAAATGATTCGTGATAAGAAAAAGAGACTTATTAATTCTGATGCATGTAAAAAAATGTCTCATGAAAAACGGGTCTATTCTCAAATTATTAGAGAGTTTAATACAAAATATCAACCTCATACGATATCTGAAGTAATTACTATTCCACAATTTAAAATTAATAGGGAGGCCGGATATTTTTGGTTTTCACGATTTCCAAAGTGGGTGTTGCGCAGGTGGTTTTATTTGAAGTTACAGTAGTCGGCTCAGACCACATCTGGTCCTGTCGTCCACGCTCTGCCTGCATTTGCGCAAGCCGTGCGGCCATTTCCGTTGCGGCAGCACCTTGGGGCCTAGGCTCGCATGTACCAGTTGACGACATCATCCGCATTTTACGAATGTGACAACTCATTTTCTACTAGTGCGTAGAGTTTTTCTAGAGAGTCCCCTGGATTCTGTACAAATGCATCTGCATTGTAGGTGTCCAATAGATGTTCCGAAATATCATCTACAGGTGAGGTAGTTTGGTCAATGCGATTAATTCGCCATACATCAAACCCATGTTTCTCTCTTGTGGCAAATTCAAGAATCACCCTGATTTCATTCAAATATCTTGTATCTGAAATTACGATATTTGAATCGGGCGACTCCTTCGCAATCAGCATGGCAATTTCATTCGCATAGATATCATTTCCGAATCGGGACTTATCGAAAAGTGCCAGGTCAAGAAGAATCTGTCGGATGGTTTTCTTAGAATACCCTACGGGCCAGAGTTCCCGTTTTCCCTCTTGAGAATCTGCAAGTTCTCGTGGAAACGTATAAAGTTTGGCGGCAAGATCCTTGAGTGGATTTGCAAAGGCAAACTTTTTGAATCCGTGCTTGGCGACTAGATAATCGGCAACTGTATCTTTTCCGGACCCTGCCCAACCTGAAAGGAGAATAATCTTCATGACTGCCAAAAAATTTGATGCAGATTGTTCAAATTTCAACAGAAAGTTAAAATGTCTGAGTTCTATTGTGTTTGTTATAGTTACACGAATAACGAGACCGTGTATCGGGGAGGACCTCTTTCATATGAACTTGCGAAGGTTTGGGTTGATCATCTTACAGTAAAATATCCAGAGATGAAGCATTGGGTTGGACGGGTCTAAGTCTTCGCTCGATAAATCATTACATATGTGCTGGGAGTCAGAATTGGCTTCTCGGTGTGCGCAGTGGTTTCATCATCATAAATATACCATTTTCCATCTAGAGGACTGAGGCCCTGAGCAGTATAATGTCCACCGCGAGCGCTGCCATGATGGTCTACTAGTGACTGAAGCCCATATTCAAACTTTTTTGATTTTTCAGGACTCGCCTCGGAGAAGAAATCGCTCAGGCAGAGTGGCTCCTCTTCATGCTTCCACTGTGTATGAATCTTTCGGCCATCGGGTAGAAAGCGCTTTTGAACGATGATGAGGCAGCGAGGAAGACGCCAGATTGCCATCTTACGCTTTGCGAGGGTGCGAGCAGGGCACTTATCGCAATGATAGCCCTCAATCTCCTCCTCCTTCCAATCGGCCTTTAGCATCTCCTTTAGTGTCTGTGGACCCTCAGGGAGTATCGTTGGTACCGTGATTTTTAGACTATTGAAAGTTTCATAGCGGTATGTTTTATTTTTACACTCTTGGCATTCAGTTTGGTACTCCATGAGTCCGAACCAAATATCAACAATCGGAGTATACTGCTTTTCAAAGTTCTGCTTCCAGGATTCGAGGGCTGCTTGGATTCGGCGGTCCGTATCATTCAGACTTGGGCCACGCTGGATAATATAATTTACAGACTCCTTGGTTCCCTCTAGAAACTGGTCAAGAAGAAACATCATGAATTCATGGGCATCCTGAGGTTGGCGTCCACGGAAATGTTCATAACCCGCATTTGTAGCAGCGCTAATCATATCTTTCCAGAAGGCATCTGGAGAAATATAAGCGGGTGCGTGAGTGGTCCACATCGTGCGAATGAGGTCTCGATAGGAGTCAAAGAGGACCCCAGAATGATTCTCATGCTTCTTCTTGAGTTCAGATGTTTCAGACATACAGAGATAGGTCATCTCCGTTACTTGGCGAAGAGCCTGAACCGCAGAGTTCGCATAACAGGTATTTCCCAGATTTCGAAGACCTACAATTCCAACGGGGCCCTTTGGTTTTTCCTGTGGTACTTTTGGTTCAGTGGTAGATTCCATTGTATATTATTCAAAATGGCAATAACTCCGTTCAAATTTGAAGTTGCTTTTTCATAGACAAAAATATAGACATGTCTGAACCTCCTGCACCACGCCCATCTTACGAAACACTCTATGGCGTGACACTTCTCGATGATATTCACAACTATTATCCTGCTGTACTCTATGATCCTACACGATTCAATTCTGTTGGCTCACTTCTTCACTATTTCCAAATGCAGACTCGTGAGAGATTTGACCTCTTTACATTTGGTCAGCGGGCGTATCTGTCTTCACAATTAATAGAATCTGAGACTACAGACCTAAGTGGTGTACGGACACCACCAATTCGCCCAAGAGTGCCTTATTTACCCAGCGCACCTTTTCCAATGTATCGCACAACTCGTATGTTTATTGATCAAGATATTGATCTTGATTCAAATGATAATGCTGCACGCAATCTTCTAGCAACTCTACTGGGTGCTCTTGGGGCTCCTGGTGCTGTTCAACCTACCTATGAAGATGTAGAGGTTGCGCCTACAAATGAGCAGATTAATCAAGCCACTTCTCGGCTTCATGTAGATGAGCCGATAGTCTGCTCAGTCTGTCAAGATACAATTAGTATTGATGATGATGTGCGCAGAATTAATCATTGCGAGCACTCCTTTCATGTAGGATGTATTGATACTTGGTTCGTACGAAATGTTCATTGTCCCGTGTGTCGTCACGATATTCGTGAAACGACAAATGAGTCGACTACATCAAGTGAATAAAAATGTTTAGAAGTTGCCAGCGGGCTCCTCAGCCGCAGGTGCCTGGCTCTTTCCACGCGCAGCCGTAGCAGGACGCGCAGCACGGCTTCTACCTCTTGCAGGTGCTGCGGCAGGAGCCGCGGCCGGCTTATTAGCAGGTTTATTGGCGTTCGCACCCTTATTGGCGTTTGCACCATTTTTTGCACCATTCTTGCGAGTGCTGTGGCAGAACTTTGAGCAGAATCGGCAGCGGTTAATATAGTCGTCCGCCTTGATATTCTTGAGGGTCACATTGTTTCTCTTTTGACCCGTCGCACGCGCCTTCGCTAGACCGGGCTTGTAGGCTTCAGGCAGGGACTTACCCTTGCCTACCTCCTTCCAGGCCGCATCAATATTCTTGGATGCCTCCTCCATAAGAGTCTCCGCGAGTTCCTTAACCGCGGCGGAGTTAGCACGCGCAACCTCATCAGCAGCCTTCTTGAGTGCTCCCTTTGCCTGTGACTGCTCAAGAGCAGCAAGTTCTTTTGCTAGTTTCTCATTGGCCTCCCTTGCAATCTTTTCAGCACGCTCCTTTGCCGCTGCCGCCGCCGCCCTTAGTTCGGCTTCACGCTGCTCCTTTGTCTTAGGACCAACTGAAGGGGCGCGCTTGGGCTTCTCCTTGCCCTCCTGGCCAATCTTAAACTGAAGCTTGTACTTTTCTATAATCTCAGCCTTCTTTGCTTCAATTTTATCCATCTCACCCTTACCCTCCAGTTTTACCAGTTCATTTGCTGAAATAAGTAAACTAGGCCTAGCATCTAACCATTGCTCTGCTGATAAGGGTACAGCGGTCATAATTTCCTCCCTGTATTTCTTAAGCATTGCTGCTTTTGCTTGTTTCTCAGCCATTTCTATCTAAGACTCAGTTTTTAATAAGATTTGCAAGATCATCGGGAAGTTCCTTAATAGTTGTCTGATAATGAGACTCAATCTCCTTCATCGCATTCAGTTCATCTCCTGAAACCAAATTAATCGCAGTGCCCTTACGACCATAGCGACCACTGCGGCCAATACGGTGAATATAGTTCTCACGCTGCGGCGGAAGTTCAAAGTTGATTACAAGACTGACCTGCTGAACATCAATACCGCGAGCAAGCAAGTCAGTGCTAATGAGCACCCGGACATTTCCAGAACGGAATGCCTGCATACGATTGCGACGCTCCTCTACATCCATTTCACCATGGATATACGAGAGAGGGAATCCCTCAGCCATCATCTTTTCAGCAAGCCACTCAGCACGCTGGCGCTTATTACAGTAGATAATAGCCTGATTCACCGTGAGCTGCTTGTAGATATCACAGAGCGCATCAAACTTCCATTCCTCCTTCTGTAGTGCAACACAGTACTGCGAAATACCCTCGAGAGTCACCTCCTCGGGGGGAATCAGAATACGCACCGGGTCACGAAGAAGCTTATTGGCAACTTCAATCACTTCGGTGGGCATCGTCGCACTGAAAAGGGCAACTTGCGTCTGTTTCGGGAAGCCCATTTGTAGAATACAGAGGATCTGCTCCTTGAAACGGTCCTCAAGCATCTGGTCAGCCTCGTCAAGAACAAGTACGCGGATATACTGGCGATTGAGTTGACCACGATTCATAAGATCGAAAATACGGCCGGGAGTTCCCACTACGAAATGGAGACCCCGTTCAAGTGCCCGCAGATCATCACGAATTGGAGTGCCTCCCGTCGCAGAATATGTCTTCAGTTCCATGTAGGCGCCAAGTGCCTGAGCAACCTTCTCAATCTGCTGAGCAAGTTCACGCGTAGGCACAATTACAAGGACTTGCGGCTTCATGAGGCTCGGATCAACCTTTGTAAGGGCACCGACGCAGAAAGTACCCGTCTTACCCGTACCAGACTGGGCCTGTGCCATCAGGTCATTACCGTTCTTAATAGGAACAATGCCACGCTTCTGGATTTCAGAGGGCTTCTCAAATCCATGAGCGTAAATACCGCGTAGTAGATTCGTCGGCAAGTCCATATCATCAAAATTATTGAAGATTTTCACATCGGTCAGTGGTAAATCAGTGGGAATAGTCGTCATTTTTGGAATTCTCTTTATTAAAAACTTCATTCAAGTTTAAACCCACGCCTTGGAATAAATTTGACTGTGAGTTAAAGCAGAAAGATAAAGTAGGAATAACAAATGGCGGATGAAAATGACGATTTCCCCGAAGATGTAGAGGGCGAGGTAGTAGATGATGTCGATATCGAGGCGGTGGGTACAGGTGAGCGTGTTGAAGTGAAGTCAAGTGACCCTCTCCAGTTACTCTTTCGTCATCACCCCGAATGTCGTGTCTATTATGCTGCGGCAGTTACACCCAAGTTGGCTCTTCTAGCCGCTCCGCCGGATTTTCCTACTCGAACAGGCGCTCCTGATCCAAATCACAGAAGTCAACCTTGGCTCTCACAGTTTGAGCGAACAAAGATTGTAGGGTTCAGGTCAAATCAACTTGCACAGGGTGCTAAGGCATATGTAGACCTATCAAAGCATAAGCATATTGTAAATACCGGTGAAATTGCCCGTCTTGAACTTGCCGAGGGTCGTCTGCCCTTTATTGTCGCACGACTTATGCCCGATGGACAGTTTGAATTCTGGTCTCTTGCCGACCTACTGATTCTGTAGAGAGGCTTAGAGCATAATTAAAAAAGAAGAGTAATGGAGAATTGCTTTTCTTTTTTAAAGCATGATTTAGTAAAAACATTTGATGTGCGTCAAGTCTATAATGACCCACATGCCTTACATTTTATTCGCACAAATATTCAAAAAAATTATCTACATGAAGTAACATTTGAAACAGATTTACCTAAACGAATTGAACTTGGAGATGCGGTGGATGAAAATCCGTATCATCTCTATTTTTACATGATTTCACGATTCTATTATTTTGACCACGGAGATAATATAATTCCGTATTATTATATTAGTCGCGGTCAGAGTTATTTTGCCGAGGCTGCGCTGGCTGCCTTACCTCCACGATTTCAACGCGAAATAGTAAAACGTGAAGGATATGAATATGTTGAAATGCCAGGATGTAATTGGTATGCTGATACGATAGATGAACCCTGGATGCCGAACTATGTGCGCAATCTATACAAACATATTTGGGAAGGGGTAAAACAAGAAAAGGGTAAATTCTCTTTTATTTCAAGAAAACAAGGGAAAAAGAAGGCGCGGCGAATTGTAAATGAGGCTGAACTTTATGAACCGTTAAAGAAACTCGGATTTAGTATTTATCATCTTGAAGATTTAACTTTTGAAGAACAAGTGCGGCTTTTTGCTAGAAGCCAAATTATTACTGGCGGACATGGCGCGGGCCTAGCCCATCTTATTTTTTGTGATTCAAATACACTTATTTGCGAAATAAATCACGGACAAACACCTGCTAAAAATCACTATGCTAATTTAGCAGTTCAATGTGGGCTTCATCATTTTATGTATAATGGTGCATGGCCAATACCCGATGGTGAAACAGATGGGACTGAAGATTTACAAGTTGATGTATCTAGATATATTACAGCATTGGCGCATATAAAGACACTTTGTTAAAAAGAGATAATGGATTTTATTTTTGTAGAACGATGGGGAGGATTAGGAAATCAACTATTTCAATATACAGCTGGACTTACAGTGGCCCTTAGACACCAGTGTCCATTATTCTTCAGTAAAGAACTAATGAATACGCATAATACACATAAAAATAACTATGCTGAACTTTTTGAATATGGGCGTGAATCTGAATATCTAGGAACAAATATTTTAACAATTCCAGGATTTACAATGTTTACACGCCTCGCATTTCATCCGTGGAGCCCTGAAGAAGTTCCACGACAGTCTGTACTCCTCGGATATTTTCAGTATTATCCGGCAATTAAAGAGACAATTCCCTTTGTCTGTGAAAGCCTCTCTCGTAAACTTTTTGAGCATCGAGCAAGAATGCTGGCTAAATATAGTGTGGGACTCACGGATATTTTTCTACATGTTCGGCGCGGAGATTATCTACATAATCCAGAAGTTCATTATCTACAAGGCCGTGAATATTATGAAACTGCGTATAGAATTCTTGTAGAAAAGCTTGGATATCAGCCACCCCATATATTTATTATTTCAGATGATTTGGAATGGTGTAAGGAGCAAGAGTGGCTTATGACCCTACCTGGTGCTACGCTAGTGGATGAGTCGAATGAACTTGATGCGCTCGCACTAATGTCTCTTATAAAGGCGGGTGCCATTATAGCAAACAGTACATTTAGTTGGTGGGGTGCGATTTTTAATACGAATACAGTAATCCATCCGAAACGCTGGATGTTTTCCCAAATCTTTGAACTATTTCCTCCCCAATGGCATGGTCTTTAGAAGATTTGAATGCGCTCTTCTGGAGGAAGATAGAGTTCATCGGCCACCTGAATTGAGAATGTCTCATACCATTCATCAAATTGATTCACAACATAATTAACGCGAAGTGGCGTTGGTGCGTGCACATCCATAAAAAGTCTTTGTAAGGCTCTCTCTGGATTTTCTTTTACACGCCAACTTACAGCATAAGAGAGGAAAAAATTACGATAGGCCTCCTTTTCTTCTGAGAAACTCGCTTTTTTATTAATTAGTTCCAATTTCAGAGCATCGAGTGCAATTGCAAGGCCACCAAGATCACTAATATTTTCATCGAGAGTCAGTGAACCATTTACAGGATGCCCAAGTACGCGCGCTTTACTGAAACGCTCTACAAGGCGCGCGGCCATTTTCTTATATTTTTTGAGGTCTGTAGTTGTCCACCAGTTCTTCTTTTCCCCAATTGCGCTGTACTTCATACCGTCCATATCAAATGCATGTGTCATTTCGTGACTTATTACAGCACCAAGGCCGCCATAGTTCCAACCTACAGGAGCTGCTTGATGATAAAAAGGCCAACTAAAAGAACCCGCAGGAAGAATCATCTGATTTGTTTCTGTATAGTAATGCGCGTTTGTCGAATAAACCACATCATCCCAGTATTTATCAACATCAACCTCTTTTCCTACTGTTCTCATATCAAGTAGAGTATATTCTTCACCAAGTAGAAAAATATTCTGTAGAAGTGTATCTGTCTGTAAATTAACTTTAGGAAGAGTTGGAAAGGAGTCAGGTGAACCAATATCAAGGCGAAGTCCCCTTACCTTTTCAATGGCTTTTCTCTTTGTAGGTGGAGACATCCATTGTGAGTTCTGAATACGATCTGCGGCAGCAGATTGAATTACTCCTACAAATGCGTGTATTTCTGATTTAAGAGAATTGGGTATGTAAAGTTCGGCATATAGATACGAAATCGAACTTGGGGCCCATTCTTTGAGCAAGTCAATTGTAAGTTCAAGGCGTGTTGGACTTCGTTTTTGACCACGGAGACGTTTTTCAAAGAAATTAAAATAGAGTCTATTAAATGGATAAGGTAGAACGCGCAAACTATGAAGAATGCCGTGCGCTGTCAAAAGCAACTTCCAGTTATCGAGTGAAAAATGTTTGAATGCCTCATGTATCTGTTTCAGCCAACCTCTAGAATTTATCTTAATATCTACTGTTTTCCAGTTTGGAATTTCTAGATGTGTCCAGAAGATATCCCAGTTTATACTCGGACAGAGCTCAGATAATTCCACACCTTTAATAATGTCATCGGCATCTTCAATTCGTGCTGATAGAAAAGTTTCAATGGGGATAACAGCTGATAGTTTTTCAGTTTCAAGTTCTTTTGAAAGTCGGTCAAGTAATTTTCCATAGAGCAAAAGAATGTTCGATTTTCCTGGTGCTTCTTTCTTATAATAGGAGGAATTTGGTAAACCGAGGCCACCTGAACAGAGATATGGTTTTGCTAGAGGTTTCTTACCAGGTTCATAATACACAGTAACTGAAAAAAGAGACGTTATCCGATAGCGCGCAAATTCTGCAAATGTTCTCGAGATATCATCTCTATCGCGAATACAGCCAAATCCTTTACAGAGTTTTTTTAGGTATGTGATATTTTCACCTTGTACTTCGGGACGAAGTGCACTGAGTCCAAGTCGACCAACCAAATCCATAGAGACTTCGTGCGTACCTCGTGGTGCTTTACCAACTTTAGCAAATTGAATTGATTTTTTCAGTATTTTTTCAATCTGTTTTTCAATGGCTGCGTCGAGTTCTTCACTTATACCAAATGACGAGGAGTTCCCTGGTATTTTCGTTTTTTTCAACCAGGCACCATTTACATACTCAAAGAAATCACGACCGGGTTTCTTCGAAATCAAAGGAGAGGGTACTTGAGGTATTGCTGGAAGGACTCCCTGGCGTTTCTTTACTGTAAGGGCTCGACGCTGCTTTGTGAAATTTTTGCGTGTAGTTCGTACCATGACGACACACTCTCTTTTCAGATGGTATATTTCGTTTCTTTGCTACAAGTGTTTCCGTACACGCACGGCGTCCGCGCAAACTCTTTTGAATCTCAATTTTAAACAGTCTCTGTTCCATAAGAACAGAGGGGCTAGCCACCTCCATCTATATTTTTACTATTTTTTATTGACTGGATGTTTCAATGGTAGTGCTCTGTAGAGAGCGAGACTGTACATGCTTCATTCCGCTTACAAAGCCCATTCCAGCAATATACTTAGAAAGGGGGTTTGCACATGTTGTACTACGCCATGAGCATGAATCATAAAAGCACATATCCTCATAAATGTAGAGAAACCATAAGCCAGTACATTCTACAAGACGATAGCCTGTCATTTGAAGATGGCCCGCAACAAGCATACTCGGGACATTTTCATCCGGGTCATATGTATACCGCACAAGGACAACACCAGGACGGAAACCACCATCCAGAAGACTATAGAGAATAGAACGCTCCTCTTCCTGGGAACCCTCAATCTTTAGCATATCAACGCGATTGCCTTCAAGGGTAGCCGCCTCATTTGTAAGAGTTGACCACTCCAGTGGAGTGCGCTTTACAACAAGATTGCGCGGGAGAATCCATCGCTTCTGAATACCCTCAAGCCAGGTGAGACTCGCATTCTCGGGCGCAATCGCACGCGCCTTAAGTGTAGCGGCAATGACTGACCACTTTGTTTCGATGGTCTCACTATTTGTTAAAACACGAACAGGACATCCCAGGCTTTCGCAAATATCAAGATCGAGTGTGAGAGAAGCATCGGGATTTACACTAAAAAAATTTGTCTTCACGCCCTTTGAACTGAAAAAGGACCAGAGATCCTTGAGAAAAGGCACCTCCTCACCATTTGCAAGCTTCACAGACTTAAGATGCTGAGTGTAGGGATTTGCATTTTGCTCAGAAGGAGCAGGATTTACAGACTGAACCGTATCTAACGGAGTTGTCATTTGTATGGAACCGGAATTATTGCCTCCACCTCTTTCCGCAGTTTAGACACTGAATAAAGATGGTCATCGGTTCATCCGCAGAACGCGTTTGAAGTTCATAGTAGGTACATTCACGCTTCTTACAACCCTTACAGAGGAACTGGTCAGTCGCCATTGCGCGATTACCCTCAAGTTGACGCTTCTCACGCTCAAATTGCCGGATAAGAGAATCTTTCCAGATTTCAGGATACAAGTCTGTGTGACTAAAGTTCGCAATTTCTTCAAGGCTGAGTTCACCCTCTTCAAAACGCTTGAAGAGATTCTTATTTTGAATATAGGTAGTTGGATTCAGATTTCCAACAATGGTGCGTGCCATTGATGAGTAGAGTTGAGTGAAGAGTGGATAGGTCCACACTTTTGAAATATGCCGCTTTTCGGCAGCATGAAGCGTTGAAAGGAAGATGGCTACTTCAAGACTGGCTATCTCCTCTTCAGATAGTAGACTGCTCATTGAATCCGAAATTGCCTTAACAATCTTCTCTCTATGAGGTGTCATAGTCCCTAGATCTGCCTCTGTAAGTTCAACTCCCTGAGATAGAAGTGACAATTGTAGTTCCCTATTACGAGTGATACTTGCTTTGGTTGCCTTTGCGCGTTTCGGTTTTGGAGTGGGTGCCACTACAGTAGGCTCTTCCACATCCGCAGTAGGTGCTTCTTCTGTGCCATCGGCACCATCAGCACCATCAGGACCTTCTTCATCCTCATAATCACCCTCTTCATCATCTACAATAGACTCGTCATCTACATGAGCCTCGTCTGCAAGTTCATCCTGAACTATTTCTTCCTCTTCCGCACCTTCAATTTCCTCGCCCTCCTCATCATCGAGTGATTCAAATCCTTCGAAGACCTGTGTATAAAAGGTTTCATAATCATCTTGCTTGATAGGCAGGGGCTTGGCGAAGGAGCGCTTGTCCTTTGACATGAGAACAACAATATCACCAAAGATAAGTTGAGTATCGTGTGGAGGAGGCAGTTCATGTTTATTTTCAGTACCGGCCTTTCCATCCGTATATCCAAAGAGAAAGAGAGTGTTTGACTTCCATGGATAGGTGCCAATCTGTATCGGCACCTTCTTCTTCTTCAAATAGGTCTGAATATCTGAGAGTTGACAGCCAGTGGTTTCACTCTTAATTGTGAGTTTTCCACTTTTCATGTCACCCGTACTTGTAAGAAGTAGGATTGGAGCGGTTGTTGGCATATCTCTCTTTTTGTATTGAAGAGTGCTTAAATAGAGAAATCAAATTTACTATAGGATGATTGTACGCACTTGGAAATCTACGGTGACCGCGGCAGCATTACCTTTCAAGGGGCTGCGTTATGATGCTGGTTCATGGATTGCAGAAATTCTAGACAATTCATGGACAAGTTATGATGTAATTAAACGGAAGAAACTCTCAGAAACGACTTGGGAGGAATGGTTACTTCCTCATATAGTTCCGCGACTTCCTCGGGAATCATTCGGCATTGAAGAGTTTGATTATACCTTTACAAATGGACTTCTTACAATGAAGGAGTGGTCGTGGCAAGAGTCACAGGAGCCTCGGCAGGCGCAGGGACAGTTACTACTTCAACCGGAACAGGTACAGCCGCCACTTCCGCAACAGTTACCTTCACATCCGCAACGGCAACGACCTCCGCCGCAGAAACGGCATCCTTTACAGAAGTACCCGCAGCCTTTACAAACTTCTCAGCAACATCCCATGCGGGCCCACGAAGTTTCTGCTCCGCAACCGGTACACACGACTTACAATCAGCCCACCCAGCCGCAGCAACGGTCTTCAGATTTAGTTGGCCATTTGCAGCCGCGACGAGTAAAT